GGCACCACCACAACCGAAACAGATTATATCAATATTAAAGTGAATACCGCCAATCTGGCTCCCGGCTATTACAGTGACCAGATTACTTTCAAATCCAACGCCGGTGAAGAAAAAGCGGAAGTCTTCGTGGATGTCGTATCCGATACGTCGGCTAAAAGCATTGATGTTTATTTGTATTCCAAGGATCTCGATTACCTGTTTACATCCGATCCGCAGGCCGATTCGAAAAGACTGATTCAGAATGGTTATATCAAGGAGGGGATCGCCTTTCGCCTCTTTGCGCCGCAAACTCCGGGAACCACCAGTTTTTACCGGTGGTATCACCCCGTTTTGCGGGATCATTTCTACCATCACGACCGGACGGGTGGCGACAAAAAGCTCGACGGGTATGTTTATGAGGGCATTATCGGTAATATTGCGACGTCCCGAATGAGCAATACGCGCGAATTATATCGCTGGTACAATCCATCAACCAAAAGGCATTATTATTCCACAAATCCAAAGGCTGCAACGGGTGTGCGGAAAGGGTACCGGTTTGACGGCATCGCGGGATATGTACGCTAAGATAAAATTCCGCAATTAATCTTGACAAAAAAAGGAAGAGGGGATATTAGGCTACTTCTTTTTTGGTGCAGGTTTAAAATGCGCCTGTAGCTCAGCTGGATAGAGCAACGGACTTCTAATCCGTTGGCCGAGAGTTCGAATCCCTCCAGGCGCACCAAAGCGAAAATGGTGGGTGTAGCTCAGTTGGTTAGAGTGCCGGGTTGTGGCCCCGGAGGCCGAGGGTTCAAATCCCTTCACTCACCCCATATATATGTTATGCGCCCGTAGCTCAGCTGGATAGAGTCGCAGACTTCGAATCTGTTGGTCGTAGGTTCGAATCCTACCGGGCGTACCAGAATAAAAAGACCAAGGGCCCTTAGCTCAGCTGGTAGAGCAACTGACTCTTAATCAGTAGGTTGTCGGTTCGATCCCGACAGGGCTCACCAAAAACTAAGCCGTTTCGAGTAGTTAACGAAACGGTTTTTTTATTTATTTTTTTCAAGGTGGTCATGTAGCCACTATGTAGCCAGCTTCCAGGCATCGTTCACCTGATCGGTGATTCCTTCCAGGTGAAGACAGCCTTCATATTTGCCCTGTGTTGATCGATCCGGAAGGGGACCTGGTCTTTGCCCTGGTCAAGATCGATAAGCCAGTGTGCGGCCGGGGGTGGTGATGATCGGGGGTTTGTTTGCGCTGCCGTCCTGGTGTCATCCGCTGCCGGATCATCCGCCGAGCCCGACCAGGATCATCCTCAATATGTTATGGAAGCTGCCCTTCCGCCCTCAATAACCTTCAGTCCCCGAAAGTTTTTTGGCGAAGCACTACATCGTGGCAATTTAAAGGGGTGCGTTGTTTTCTTTTTGATGGCCTTTTCATCATCAAAAATAACATCTACTTTGTTCATCACCTTGTAGGGCATGAAATTCTCTTTATCATAAGAATCAAAGGCGCAAAGAAAAGAATAAAGATGCATTTTATTGATATTCTGATCATTTGCCGTTTCTATTCTCCTTAAGAATCCATTCAGCATTTTTATGATGTCCCTGTGTTTAAATACCTGAACGGCTTGCGTATCAAGTTCCTTCTCAAAAACGGGTTTTAATTGCCAATCAAAAACATAAACTCGCTAATTATCAACATATCCTACTCTCACGGCCATTTCATTACCTCCATAAACAAAAAGGTCATGGAATTGCGAAGACTCATATAAAGCCTCCCGGCCCTTGTGGATACCAGAACACCATGACCTAAAATAAATACGTGCCACTTTTCACCGCGTAACTGATTCAACTTACACCTCTTTATCAGCTTCATGAAAATAAACTTCAAATAGTTCTAATTTTTCAAGGCATAATTCTGCTTTTTCTCTGATAAGATCCGCAATGGTCAGCAGAGGTTCACTGATTCTATTTTGGTCGGTTGCCTGGCTGATATCATCCCGCTGCATCGCCTCGAAGTGGTGACTGCTTAGAAGTTCCGAAAGTCCATGAATGTGATACATGATCTGCTGCATTTTCATTACGTCGTTAATCATTGTGGATTTCTCCTTTCAATAAAAAAAGGCCATGGCGTTGCGAAGGCTCTTAACGAACCTCTCTGTCCTTGCGGATACAGAACACCATGACCTAGAAATAAATACGTGCCACAAACAACAAAACCCATAACGGAGGGCCTCCCGGTTAAGAATTTTCGCAAGATCAGAATACACCCATGAAAAATAATGTCAAACTATTTTTGATGGGACGATCAGCCAGAGTTTCACGTACCCATCCAGACCGCTTTCATGTATCGCCTGGTTCCATGCTTCCTGGTTGTGGAAGGTCGTTTCGATTCGCCGGGCGATATCAGCAACATCTATGACCGGATCTGGCTCTCCACGTTCCGTTAGGTAAGGTAAAACAAACGCTGAGTTTTCGGCTGCCAGTATTGCCCAATTCTCCACTTTTCCGCTACCTCTCGTATTTATCCTATTTCCGTCGCTGAAACCAACCGGTCCCATCCACGCCGGCACTAATTACGCGCCGGCCTGAAGTTTGAGATCCACCAGCTTGATTTTTATTTTTTAGGTAGTTTGCCATCATTTGCAGGGACGGCAACCATTCAGCGTCGGCGCAGCTGGCCGCAATTATTTCGCAATCCAGAAGATGATTTTGATAATAGACCTGTTTCCAGTGCATTTGCTTCTTACGATCTTGACGCCACTCTTCAGATAATAACTGTTTGACGTAGTCCAGCCCGGTATCAGCATGAACATAAAATCTCTGGCTTTGCGCGGGTTCATCCAGTGTAGCTTCTTTCCGGCCCAGGCGGAAGTGGATCAGGCCCTTGTATTGTGAGGTATCAAGAAGCCGCAGCTCAAGACCTCCTGGAATTAATTTCTGAGAGCTGGGCAAAGTGTCGATCTTTGTTATCTTGATGCGCTTAGCGGCCAATGCCTTAATGTGTGTTGCGCCCTTAATGCCATATACTCTTTGCGCCGCGCCTTGGGGCTGTTTTCTCAGCCATTGATATATCTCTTCCGTCCGGCTCCAATCATTATCCAGTGATTCCCCGCCGCCGGTATCAATCCCGGCGCGCCATATTTTCATGGTGTTTTGTGATTCATGAATCTTATATTCGGTCTGATAAATGAGTGTCTCCACGTCCGCCCAGGTCGTCAAATAGCCATACTGGATTAAATAACTGGTTAGGTCCTCTTCCCAGGCGCGGACGATAAACCAAAAACCTGCCTTCTGTACGTCAATGCCGCAGGTCAACGCCACAACATCAGGCGGAACAATCAACGCCGGGTAAATCGATTTGCGCTCCAGGACGGCATTCTCTGTCTTCTTGATGGCCTTTTCTTTCCACTCTTCGGCGCAATGTTGCGTTACCCATGATTTTAACTTTTCCGGATCGTCTTGACCTTCCAGGAACGCGGCCACTGCTTCAGACATGCTCTGGATGTACCAGGATTGAAGCTTGAAGGCGACAACGCGCGGCCGCTCAACAGGCTCATCGGCGCGCCATCCGGTTTTCATGGTAGCCAGGACGGCCCGGTCTCGCAGGGAATCATCCCACCTCATACCGCAGGCCCGGCAATTATAGTGCGCCAATTTCTTGCGTATCACTTCGCGCGGATCTCTGCTTTTTCCCCATGAAATATTTTCCCAAAACATCCGTTGTTCTTCGCCGCAAATCGGGCAACGTGCATAATAATAGCGGATTTCATCAGCACGTTTTTTTATGGTCTGGGTGATAAGTCCCTCTTCGCCGGTCGGTGTCGATCCACCATAAATTTTATATGTGAAAGGAAAGGAATTTGTCCGGGCCTTGGCCGCGTCAAAGGCGTTCGGTTCGTCATTCTGAGGTGCCGGATATTTGTTCATTTCATCCAGGATAACCACTTCCATCGCGTCAGAAGCCAGGGCCGCCGCAGATCCGGCCCACGCGCCGGTGATATCCATCCCGTTTATAAATAAAATATTATGACGTGTCGTATCCTCTGCCCTGGGACTTAGCATCGCCCTTGTTCTTGGCGTAGCCTCGATGGATGGAATCAACCGGCGCTTGAAGATTCGCCCGGTCAATTTTTCATCAGGCATAACCAGCATGGCCGACGTGGGCGCCTGATCGATTCGCTTCATTAGGTAGTTAAGTATTGATTGCGTTTTTACGGTTTGCGGCGGCGCCTGGACATAGACTTCGCGGATATAGGGCTGATCCAGTGCATCCATAATGCCGTATGTGCATGGCGATCGATCATTGAGCCAGGAACTTTTCCGCCCGCCGTCCACAACCATTCTATGACGCTGCGCCCACTCCGCGGTGGAGATGTTTTCAGGAACACGAAATATGCGTCTTTCGCCGGTCTGGAAAGCAAAGGTTCCGCCGCCGGTAATATTCACGCTACGCTTGATATTTTGTAGGGTCATCTTCATTATCGTCTTCGTCGTCATCCAACAGCAAGGCAGCGTCATTTGATGGTTGTGCATCCATCGGAATTTCAAATTCACGATCTTCTGAGTAACGATTGAGCCAGTTGGCGGTTTCTTCCAATAAATATTCAATCAGGTCTGGAATTTTCTCTTTATTGCCGCCAACCAGATCAACAATTGCAGCCACCTTGGATCGACAGAATGTCTCAATGTCATATTTGAAAAGCATCGCTCTTTCAGCCAGAGCTTGCTCAAAAGCATCCCTACGAACATATTCACCCTTCAAGATGCTTATTTTAATTTCTTTCATTTCCGCGCTAGCCATAGATTGACGAACATCCGCCTCATATTTTTTTTCTTGGATATCGGCCAACGCCTTTGATGGCTTTGACCCATCGGCACGCTTTAAATATTTCATGGCATACTTGTCGATAGCAGCAATAGAGAAAGGTCCGTCATCAGACCGCTTAATAAATTTTCTCTCAACATGCTCATAGAGTTGAGTCTTGGATATTTTCCAGGCATGTGCCTTCAAATATTTATGCACATCAGCAACACTTCGAAGCGTTGTTTCGCTTTTATCAATATCATCGTTCATATTAAACCATCCTTTTTTATTGGTTAGTGCTTCCTTTACCCGCGCCCCCCGCCGCGCCGCTCGCTGTATCTGTAGAAACTATCCAGAAAACAAGGGCGATTTCTTAAACTTGATCCGCCAAAGTCGGCAGCTTTCCGGTGAGATGTTTAATTTTTTGGCAATGATTTTATCATTGATCCCGGCCCCGCATAAGGTGATCATCAAGAACAATCTTCGTTGATCCAGGTGAACGCCACTCAGGATTGTGCCGGTCAGTGCGGAAAAATATTTTCCACAGGCCAGACAGTGGAGCCGTTCACCATTCCAGAAATGTTCAAGGCGGCGATCTTCTTCAATAGCCGTGTGACATCTGGGACAGAAAGCGCCCTCTGGATGCATCTTTTTTAATATCCATTCTTTGCATTTTGTTTCGTCAAAAAATTCTGCATTAAATGCCTCAAAAGCTTCTGTGTGGATCATACCCCCCCCTTAAACCGTCAATGCGATAAACTGTAAATGTCTTGTCTTTTCCGTTTTTCCGGTTCGGATTTATTTCCCAAACCTCTTAAGACTCACGCCGCATCGTACCCGTAAACGATCAATGCCCTGGAAGGACCCGTCATTTTTTCATGCGGTATTCCAGCTCATGCATGAAGATAGCATTGAATTTTTCGTTGATCAGTTTCTTTGTGGCGGCCATGATATTCTTGCTGCCGAACAATAGAGCAACGCCCGGCCCCATGAGTTGTTTAATCGGAAGACGTCCTTTGCCTTCGCGCTGGGCGACGGCTATATGACCCGATCCAAACTTCGTAATAAATGGTTTAGGTTGCCCACTCAAGGTCTTGCGCGCGCCTTTCTTAACCTCAACGCTTACCGCTCCGCCGCGCCCACCCTTGGCCCGGCGCGTATATCGAAAATCATTCTTGTTTGCCTTGACGCCAATCTGCTTCGCGCCGAAGTAAGCCAGCGCCATGCCCCTTTTAAAACCGGAGATAACCGCTTCCATCCGGTTGCCTTGCGCACGCGTCGTCAGTTGCATGTTCTTTGATACATCGCTGGCCTTGATGTTATACTCTGACCGGATCTGCCTGGACGCCTCTGTTTTTGCCTGGGCGGCCACTTTGTTTAGTGTGGCGTTTGTGGCCAGACGGACATTGTTTGGATCCAGCGCCTTCATGAGTTCTTTAACCCCCGTGATTTGGATATTGACCTTCATATGAAAAACCTCCCTTTATTATGGTCCGCGTCAGCCTGCGGAAGCCCTCCGTCAGCCCAAAACGGCCATTGCGTCAACCCAACATTCGCGCCAGCATTGGGCGCGTCAGCCTGGTCAGGGCATTTTTTTAGAAATTCAAAATATAGTGTCAGAATGAAAATGAAAAAGACCGCGCGCGCGCGTGCGCGCATGCGCGCATGTGTATAATGTTGGAAAATGGGCTGACGTGTCTGACGCCCAAAAATAAACTTATTAAAACAATATATTGCGAAAGCATAAAACGACATTTGGTCTGACGCACCCCTGACGCACCCCTGACGCTTTTGCGGAATTAACATACTGGAGGGGTATCTCAGCCAGGGGCGCAGGGGCGCGGGGCAGGGCGAAAAGAAAAAAGCGCCCTCAGCTTCCGCGACAGATGGAAAACGGAATTCATAATGATAATTAATCGACATTTGAAAAACTCCGAATCTCAATACCCCTGATCTTGTTTTTACGCTCACCATTGATCTGAGGACGGTATAACTTCAAGTGGTTGATCGAAGCCATCAGCTCCCGGAAAAAGTTATCGTAATTCAAAGGAATATAGCCATATTGCCCACAATACTTCCGATAGGCGTCATATAATTCTTTCTTTTCCGTCGAAGCATCCTCACCAAAATTGCATTCATCTTCGGTAAAACATAGGACCGGGTTGTTGCTGCGCCGGTAGCTCATTAATAATGCCTTGGTTTCATCGCAGGTGGTAAATAATTTTTGCTCACGCAGCCGCGCCAATCCGCACAAAGCCCAGTAAAATATTTCGGATAACTCCGCCTTCAATGCGTCGAATAAATACGGATCTCGCAGCGGATCACCCTCAAGGAACTGACGTTTAAATTGGACCGGCAAAAACCGTCGGAAATATCCGTGTGAATTATCGCGGATTCTAGGGAAAGAATTCCCGGCAAAGGCTAGCTTACAATAAGGTTGGAAGGCGAATGCGTTCTTGTGCTTGAAGGCGGCATTGATCATGTCGCCGCTGGTAATGGCCTTAAAATAGGGTGATTCGATAGCCGTAGCGCCGACCTCGGTCGAGACATTGATCAACTTGTGATATAGCGATGATCGATGAAATTCATTTTCCAGGTCAACAAAGGAAACGGCTGCGCAGTTTTCCTCCCCCAGCATTTCCTTTAAAATCATCAAAAAGACACTCTTTCCATCTTCGCCGGGGCCCAGAAGAAATAAAGCTTTTTGATAAAGCGTATTTTTTGTCAGACAATACCCGGCAAATTCTTGAAGCTGGGCAATCGGCCCAGGGGTTTGAACGGTTTCCAGCAGATATTTTTCCCACCGGACGCACTGTTTGGTTGTGTCTGGATCAAAAGACACCGGCAGGCTATATGTGCATAGATAATCTGGATCATGTGGGGCCATTCGGAACGTGGTTAGATTGATCATGCCATTATCAAGGCAAATCCAGTTTTCCCGATCGTTCAGCTTTCGGCCATGTGGGATTGTGGACAACATCTTGACCTGATAGACTGCATCTTCGACGCGGCTTTTCTGTGATTCATTCCGCAGATGCTCAATGGCAACCCGGCGGACGTGATCTTCATCGAAGATATCCCAGACCTTGCCTGTCCAACGGAATATCAAACCCGTTTCCGGGTCGGACAGAAGCTTCATATCGGCAATAATTCTTTCAGCCAGAAGGCGCGGTTTAAACGAGTAGCGGTTGTTAACACCATGATCGAAAAACTGCAAAACGTCGTTTGAATTTTCGACATACTCACCAGGCTTGCTTTGATTAGATGATATGGGGCCGGACTGCCAGGGCAGAGCTGAATCGATCAGCGCCTGCAAATCGGCGGCGGTCTTCTTGTGGCGGACAAAGAAGTCGGTCAGATCCTCGCCATGATCCTTCGGAACGGCCCCTGATTCGTCCACGCCCATGAAGGCAGGCCATTGGATAACCCTGACGGATTTCGCCTTCCCTGCCAGGGCCTCAGCAGCGAAGCGTGTATATTTCTGCCCTGCCTGATCCGCGTCATAGGCGATAACAACATCCCGGTCCTTAAAGTGCTTCAGGTGATCATCAGGCCAGATCTTGAGCTTTGATGTTTGCGTGATAGCATTGAAGCCGTGTGACAGGGCACAGATCGTGTCTGATTCGCCTTCACATAGCAAAACGGGGCCATCTTGCGGTTTAGCCGGGAAAAGACGAGCATCGCCGGTCGATTGTGCAAAGGAAATGATTTTGAACTGTTTCGCGCCCGGTTCGTATAGGCGTATATTTGAAAGCTGACCATGCTCATTAAAAATAGGAATGGCGAGCTTTAACGGCTTTGATATTTGAGCCAGGCGGCCCGTTTTTTTATCCAGCCTAGTGTTTTGAAGGCGTAAATCAAGGATCTCCATCCATTGCCGGGACCATCCGCGCTCTTTTTCCATGCGGGAAAGCCAGATCTCAGGCAGTAGCGGGAACTTTTCCCAGGCTTCCAGCATCAGGGCAATGATTTGTTCAATGCTGATTTCCGCGTCCGGTCGCTCGTCTTGTTTATTATGGTTATGATTTTCGCCAAGGGGAATATTGTATTTTTCGCAGAATGATTTAAATCCGTCTTTCTGTCCCAGATGATTAACTTCACAATAGAGTTTGATCAGGTCGCCATCAGCGCCGCAGCTAAAGCAGTGATAGATATCAAGGCTGATATTGTAGGAAAATGATAAAGAAGTCGTTGTTTCGCTCTCACCATGAATAGGACATAATCCCCAAAGCTCACCTTTTTTATCAGGGCCCTTTTCAATGTGACAGAGTTCGCGGCATATTCGATCACGGTCAGAATCAGTTAGATGTTTTTTAGTAATGCTCATTAGGTATATTTCCTAATTTTAATTGCTCGTTGTTCGTCATTATCCCTTTTCAACCACAATGGATTTAATTTGGCCGCCGCCGGAAATCAGTCAGACTGGTAAGCGTTCCGGCGACGGCTTTTTGCCGGAAGGAAAGAGCGCGGCAAAAATCAAGTGCCCAATAGTTCGCGCGCTGCCCTGGCGGATTTCATCCAGCCACTACTTTCGGAGACTTTGCGCATATCGGGAATATCTCGTTTGAGGGTTTCGATGCGCTCTGCGTCACATCCGGCGGAATTAAGCCTCATTGCTTCGAGTTCCACGATGGCCGCCCGGCAGTATTCGGCACAATTCAAAACAGCGGGGCGATTTGAATAAGAGATGATTTCGACTTCACCGGAAAGTTTTTTGTCTCCGGTGGTGAACGTACGGCTTGGCTGTGTAGCCAACGCCTCGCTGAGTTTTTGCTGGAAAAAAAACAGACCGTCCCGGATGTCGGATTCATAATTTTCAAGAAGAAAAGAATTACGGGTATTGATTTCACGCTCAAGCCCGCGGCTTCGGCTTCGAAGCGGGAGCAGTTGATCCTCGGTTATCCCCTCAAGGGCTTTTCTCTGCTCATCAAGCCCTTTCAGTGCCGCTATGTGATTGTTTTTTATGTCGGCAATCCGTGACGAAACCGATTCCAGTTCTTTTTCACAAGGGGTTCGCGCGTCGATAGCGGCCGCGCGCATAACTTCCAGGTCCTTCCGCTGTTTTCGTTTAAATTCCTGGGCCAGTTCACTATTTTTAATGAAATCGGCAAATTCTTGATTCACATCCACCATGATTTTCCTCCGTTGGGTATGTTTTAAGGCGGCCCCTGACCATTAAAGATCAAAGGCTGCATGTTTCGTTATGACCGCGTTTCCAGTGTTACGAACGGACTCGCTTTTGCGCCCACTTCGCCCTTATATGGCGTGATCGGCGTCGCAAAGCGCGGTTGACCGTCAAAAAAATAGATGAAACGGAAAGCGTTCTGCGCGTATATGAAGTTGACGTGAATGCTCATAACCTCGTTGACCGCGCCTTTATTGGCTGTGGTGTATTGACTGAAATCTGCAAGAATAATATCGCCGACGGTTCCAAGCGTGGCACACTGTTCAATCTCAATAACCGGCGCGCCCTTAATATACATCCCGCCCGGAAAATATTGAACAATCCCCGGTATTGCTCCGCCCGATCCGGCGATAACGATGAGTTCATCCAGTTGTGGGCTTGTGTTGCGATTAGTCAGCCAAACGGCATTTTCGGCGCTGCCGTGATAACTGGCCCACATTGCGGTGATGTTTTTCGGCAGAAGCGTTTTTGCCGCTTGGCCGGATTCTTTTGAAACCTCGATAGTGCACACGGCATTGATAACGCCCAGCGCTTCACCCGCGCCGCTTCCGTTAATGACCTGATCTTGGCAAACAAAGGCATACTCTTCGATAAACGCCTTTCGCGCCTCTGCGCCAAAAAAAGCGGCGTCATAAATTTCGTCGGAAGCATAGAAGAACCCCGTCAGCTTCTTCGGCTCAATAGACGCCAGGCGCGTTTTCACCTTGCTCTCTGTAATCTCGTCAAGTTCCGCCGCCGTATAAATGCGGATTCCTCCATGCCGCGATCCGGTGGCCCGGCTCTGTTCGTCTGTCAGAACGATGTTTGCGGTTTGTGTGCCTGGTTTGAGCGTCCGAGAATCGCAACGGCTAAGAATTTCGGAATTGTTAAAGCCCGCCGCCGTTAAGTCGGCCGATGTTTCGGCCTGTAGAAAAAAGCCGCCGTCGGAAGGCGTCGCGATGTTAAGGCCGCCGGTTCCCGCCGCGCGGTTTTCGCTGCGTGCCTGGGATTCCAAAATCTCCCGGTTGCGGTTTTGTGTCATTTCCAGCCGTGATCGTGCGGACTGTGCCGCTGCCGATCCGGAAGTGGCACCCATTGCTACGAACCGGATGTCCATAAGCTGCTGGCCAAGCGCTGAAACAGTGTCGCCCCGGTAAATGGGCGCGTCGGGTGATGTTGCGGGGTGAAGATTTTTTGTCTGGTTCATTTTTTATTTCCTCCCAAAAAAGTTGATGTGTGAAAGTTTGTGAAAACGGGTGTGCCGGTGCATGACGGCATTTCTCCTCTCAAATAAATATTTCGCGCCAAGCTCACGTTCACCGTATTCAGGGTTCTCGCCTTTGCGTGAATCCGGTCAAGCGAAGCCTCGAGCTTCTCCGTCGCCCGTCCGGCGCGCCTCTCCCGCGAAATCTCGTCAAGAAGACAGCCTGCAACAAGTTTAAGGCCATTAAGCGCTTGATGGTTAGCTTCAAGGGTTTGGTGATTGATCATTGTTTGTTCCCCTTATTAGTTTTAGCTTCTTAATTTTTCCGCACGGGCTTTCATGTTGCTGATTGACCATGCGCTGCAACGTTCGGAGAGCTTCACGGGTGCCGGAAACTCACCTCGTTTAACCAGTGCCCAAAGTTGGGACAGTGAAAACGGGAAAAGCGCCCCGCGTAATTTGAAGGCGGTCAGTTCGCCATCGGCAATCAGCCGGTAAACAGTTCGGGTTGAAGCGCCCAGAAGGTCCGCCACGGCCTTTATCGTCAGATTTCGCCCCACGCTAGTTCATCGCCTCCCGCCGGTGAATGTTTTGGACCTCATTTTTCAAATTCTGGATGAATAGTTTGATAAGGTGCTTGACGGCGGTGATCTGGAGGGCGGAAACCGGCCAGCTATCATCAAACCGAAGTACGATTTCATTAGAAGGCTGCGCACAGAATTTTAAAATGGCCCCGATGATCTCTTCCGAAGCGCGCCGATGAAGCGAAATTTTGCGGAATTCACGGCGGAAAAAAGTTGCGATATCTGAGGCGGGGTTCGTGACTGTCATAATGTTACCTCTTAAAAGAGATTTATTGAAATAGGCTTGTGGGTTTACATCAGCCCAAACGCAACGCAGGGCAGGGCATAGTTTCATCATTTCTATTTTCAAAGTAGGCAGGCCCCTATATTCACAAGCCTGAAGCTTTGAACGTTTCTTGATTTCATGGCAGACGTTCATCGTTTTCAATGATAAAATTCCCCTTGGCAT